TCGTAGTACTCCGTGATCGTCCGCGTGCTGTTGTCGTACTCGACTTCCTCGTCATTGATTGCCTTCTCGCGGGGGTCGTCGGTGAACGACTTGTAGTCGCAGGTGACTAGGTAGATACAGTCGTCAACGTAGTTGACCTTGATCGAGCGGCAGAAGACCGTGGCCTCGCCGGGGAAGGCCACGCCATTCGCCACGGCGTATGCGGAGTTGGCAAGGTCGGTCACGGCCTGCTTGGGGGTCTTGACCGCGTCGGCAACCGCATACCGGACGTGGAACTGGCGGGTGATGGAAATCTTGCCGGACTCGTCCACCCGCTCCTGGCTTGACTTGAATTCCTTGACGATTGCCATGCGTCATGTCCCGAGGCCCTCGGGGTTTACGACAGAAAATCCGAGAATTCGCTTGACTTCCCCGCCAGCCCCGCGCTATACTGAGGGCGAAGGAGGGCTTAACCGTGGGCACATCGGCTCGGCTGTCTGTCGCGGTTGGCTTGGCGCTGGCGTTGATCTTGGTTGCGCTGGTGACCGTGGTCTATGTTTCTGATGTTCCGTCCTTTGAGTCCCGCATAGACCATCGCCTACAGTACTTGCGCGCATTGCCAGAAGTGGCCGGCTACCAAGTGCAGGGATGCGATGTGCACTTGTCCTTCCGCCGGTTGCCCGACGACTGGGCCTTACTGTCACGGGAGGCGGCCCTACGCGCGCACCGCGAATCCAAGAGGCAGTGCACGCTGCACGTGTTGGCCTATGGCGTCCAGATCGCGGAAGTGATGGCCGATGATGACAGCGTGCAGAGATTCCGGCGCCTCAAGTAACCCTACCGATAGCGCGCCTCGAAGGTCCGGTCCCTGAGCAGCGTGGCGATGGTCGCCAGTTTCGCGTCCATCTTCTTTGTGGTCTCGGCGACTTCCTCCTCCGGGTCTTTGCCCGCCGCACCGCCCCCGCCGAGCTTCCCCTGCGCCGCAAGCCCGATCTCCCGAAGCGACGCCGTGCGGTAGCCGAACTCCTGCTTCTGCTTGAGTTCGGTTTCCCTCGCGCGCGTCATCTCAGCTTCCATCTTGGCGCTGTTGATCAACGCCAGCAGTTCGTCGGGCAGGTTCTCGCCGTACAACTCCTCTAGCGCCCGTGCTTGATCCTCGATTAGCGCCATCTCCTGCCGATACGCTTCGTCGGTGCGAAGTGTCTGGGCCTCTTGGAGCTTCCCGGCGGCCTCCAACCCACGAATCTTCGCATTGGTCACCATGTCTACGAGCTGGGCTTCCGCAGAGGCGGCATCACGGAAGCGCTGCTTGGTTTCGTCGGGCACGTCAAGTCCGGCCAGTTCCCGCGCCTCGGCCTCGGCTTGGAGTTCCTGCTTGCGCTCGCCGGCCCGTTGCGCGGATTCGTGATATATCCTGCTGAGTGTTGCCTGTTGGTCTTTGGTCAGGCTACTCCACAACTCGGCATTCTGTGTGATGGCGTCGATCTCGTCACGGATGCCGCGCGCCCAACGGTCAACCTGCGCGAACTCGGATGCAAGGGAGCCGGGACGCGCCGAGATGGCGAAGCCTTCCGCAAGCGATTCGATCCGGCCCGGCACGCCCCTGAGATGCTTCGTCTCTGCGGCGAGTTCTGCATTGCGCGCTTCCTCTGCGACCTGGGCCGTCTTGCGTATCTCTTCCGCGAGTTGCCGCTCTGCCTCTGCGCGCTGCTTAGTCGTCGCAGTAGTCTGCATTCTCGCGGCGGCAGCCGCCTTTTCTGCATCCAGCCACTCGCGGTTTAGGCCCTGGAGAGCAGAGGCCCAATCCGCGAATTGATCGCGCGATTCGCCAGCATACCGGAAGAAATCAGTAAACACGAGGAATGATGCAGCCAGCGCGGGGCCTAGCGTTCCGCCTACCTTTTCCTTGAGATCGCCCCAGGCATTCGCCGCTTGGGTCGTCTTGTCTGCCCAGCTATCCGTCGCGGTACTTGCCCCGCCGAGTTGCTTCTCTAGGGCGTCCAGGATAAGGGCCTGGGCCTTCGCCATTTCTCCGGCCTTGGCGAGGGCCGTGATGACCTTCTCCTCTGCCTCGCCGAATGTCAAGCCGCTGCGGCGCAGCATCGTCAACTGCCGCACGGGGTCTTGCAGGGCCTTGCCGAGTTGCAGCGCGTTGGAACGGAGGTCGCCCATGCCGATGGCGGCCATGTCCATCGCTACCTTGATCGTCCGACCGAATGCCTCCCCCGTGATCTGCTTGAATGTCAGCAGGAGGGTCTGGGCCTGCATTATGGCCTCGTCACCAAATATCGAGACCTGTTGTAGCCCAGCAGCCATCTCTCTGAGGTGAGTAGCAGTGAACCCGGCAGCGGCGCCCGTGGCGCGCACGACCGCCTCAAGCCGCCTTTCAATGTGCTCTTGCTCTCGCGCGAGCTTGATTGATTCCTGCACGAACTGCTTGGCGAAGTAGGCGCCCGCCATTGCGCCGGCGGTCAACGCCCACTTGGTGACCATCGACTCGGCACCCATCAGGCCGGTCTTCAACTGCGCCGAGTTTGCCTTGAGCTCGACGTATGCTTCGCCTAGTTTCATCCTATGAACCTCGGTAGCCGGGCGAATGCCGCCTCCGTCGCAGCCCTGTGCTGCTCCTGCTCTGCCGTCTCGTTCACGTCGCAGAGCAGATTGTAGAACTGCGGCAGCGTCATCCCGGAGAGTTCAACGTCGGTCGGGTGACTCGGATGATAACGGCGAATGAGGACGGCGACTTGCGCTAGCTCTACGTCGCCGCCCTCACCGCCGGGGGGCCGCCTTCATCCTCCTGGCGAGGGCCGGAACCAGTGGATGTAGGCAGCCCTTCTATCCCGAATATCCAGAGGACGAGCTTGACGATGTTGCCCTTGGGATAGTCGAGGGCCTTCACCGTCTCCATCGTGGCATCAGGGTGCTTCGCTCGGAGCGACATCAGGATTACCTGGTCGTAGCCCTCTGGGCTACGCATGAAGTCGTACATCTCGCTCCACTGCACGGGTTCCCCTCGCAGCTTGGCGATAATCGTCTCGCGCTGCTCTAGGCTCAGGCCGGTGGCCTGCGACACGCTCTTGCGCGCCGAGGCCGCCCGCCTGTCTCTTACCCATTCCCACGCCGTCCCGATGTCTTGCATGGACAGCCGCGAGAGGGTCCAGTCGCCCACTTGGCGCGTGCCGTTGAACGTCGCGCCTGTGTCCGCCGTCTTTGCCTTGTCCTCGTCCGCCATAGCCCTCAAATCCTCATGGTTATGCGTTGGTCGGTGCAGCCCAGACGCCCCGGCCGCGGAACGCGTAAGTGTGCTTGTCGGGCGTGTCGCCGAAGGCGCGGCCCGAGTCCACGCGGGTCAGCAGTGCCGAGCCCGTCCAGGTCGTCACGGGGGAAGCCTCCGCCGACTTAAGCGTCAGCACGGCGCTCGTGCTGTCAGCGAACACAGGGGCGTACCCCGTCCGCGCGTTGCAGACAATCGTGCCGCTGATTCGCTTGATGCCGGTGGTGTAGTCGGCCCAGCCCGTGGTCTGGAAGTCGGTGATCTCGACTTCCGCCGCCTCCTGCGTCGCCGCCCAACTCTCCACGTGGGACGTGCTGTTGCCCAGCGTCGTCCAGGTCACCTGCCCGTCAGTCCCAACAGTCGGTGCTCCGTGTGCCATGCCGTGTGTCCCAGGCCCTCAACCTGTGCCCTCGGCAAGGCCCCCTGCTGTGCCCTCTGCTACGCCAGTCTCCTACACAGAGAACACGAAGATATAGTCCACCGTCGCCTGCCACGCTTCCTCTACGCGCATCGGCCCGGTGCCACCCTCGCGGATGGCCGGCGCCAGCGTGTAGCCGTCGCCGGTCAAGTCCAGGTTGGCCCCGTCGAATAGCGCCGTCAGCTTGCCCACGACCGTCGCGCATGTGTCTGGCGAGTTGCCGTCGCTGTTATCGAAGATGGAGAACTGCACGCGGAGGCGGTCAATGTAGGTGTCCTTGAACTCGGCCAGCGGCGAGTTGCTGATGACCTGATAGGTCAGGAACGGATACTTGGTAGTGCCGCCGCCCGTCGTGCGGTCAACTTGCAGGCCGAGGTAGCGGCGCCCGCTGACGGCGGTGTAGAGGCCGGATGCCCCGCTGTCGGCGTCGATCTTCGCCTTGATTGCCTTGAGCAGTGCTCGGATCATTGCTTGCTCATCATTCGTAGAAGCTTGGCGCGGTTGCGGTCAAGGGCCGGCCGCAGGAATGGGCGCGGGGCCATGCGGACTGTGCCCAGTTCCAGGTAGATGCCATACTTGTTTGTATGGTCAGGGCCGACGCGCCCGACCAGGCCGTCAACCTCGTGCGTGATAGACTTCTGCAACTGGTGCGTGCGGTAGTGGGGCGCCTCGCCGGGTCCGGACGCGGCACCACGCGGCGGGCCGGGGGCCTGAGCCAAGTCCTTCTTGATCGCGTTCTGCAAGTGGATGCACGCGGCGCTCAGGTTGCGGCGCGCCTTCGCCTCAATCGCGTTGAACACCTGGGGGCCGTACCAGTTGACCTTGCCTGTCATCATTCCACCTGCTGCAAGTCGATGGTCAGGAACTCGTCGTGATAGTCGATGTTCCGAACCGCCGTGATGTTGAACGTGCCATCGGTCGGGTGCGCCGACGCCCGCACCCGCCAGTCCTCGTGCGGCAGCGAATCCGCAACGTCCTCGTGCTCGCAGTACATGATGTGGCTCGTGTGCGCAGCCTCCCGCCCGCCAGTCTGCATCTCCCGCGCGCTGCGCGGTTGGATGCAACACTCCAGGTCGGTGTAGACCGCCGTCCAAGTGAGCGTTCGCCCGCCTACCGCGTCGCTGGCGTAGGCTGGCTGCTCAATCGTGACCGTCGAGTTGAAGAAATCGCGTCGGCTCATGCGAGTTTCCACCTTCGCCACGGGTCAAGCATCCGGTCCCGTTCCGCCTCTGCCGCGTCGCTCGTCGCACGCTTCCATGAGTGGTCGCCCAGCCGTTCACTCTCAAGGTTCCCGTCGAGTTTCCGCGCGTTGAACGCGTCGGCCACCATGATGCGAGCGATCATCTCCAGGTCGGCGGGCAGCTCCGCATAGCCGGCGTTGTAATCAACGTAGATGTTCTGCCAGCCGGTGGGGAAGTCGCCGTAGCGCCGAATGAGAATGCCCGCGTCCATGTCGAAGGTCAGGCCCGTCAGCGGGTCGCAGGCGGCCTCAAGTCCCGTCGACCCGTTGCCCACGTCCCAGCCGGGGAACTTGCAGAGGTCGGTAACCGGGTATTCGCCCGTGCTGCCCGCGAGGGTGGCCGTCCAGCCCGTGAGGGCGTCAATGGCGGCCTGCAAGTCGCTTATCTCGGCGTAGTCCGCGAGCGTCAACGCGGTCGTCGCTGCCGACGCGCCGCCCACGATGTTCAGGGTCATCGTCGTGCCGTCGCTACGGATCATCCCGCGCACGGCGTCTGTCGGTGTGCAGGCCACGTTCAGGAGGGTCTGCCTGCCGATGGCCACGCGCGCGACGTAGATGATTGGCGCTTCGGGCAGCACGAGCTTGAGCCGCGAGCGCCCGTCGTGCCAGCCGGCATAGTTGGCAGCCCAGAAGTGGCGGTCGCAGACGCGCTCGATCTGCCGGCTCATGGCCGTAGTGAGCGCGCCGAGGATGGTGTCGTAAGTCGCGCCAGACAGGCCGAGGTAGCTCTTGACGTTGGCAACCGTGGTAAGATCGGTGCCGCTGCCGATGGGTTCTGGGCTCAGGTCGCCCGTCCAGGTCGCCGCGAAGCCGGCCAGGCGCAGGTCGGTGATGGCCGCCGTCGCCCCATCCATGTCGTAGTAGGCGATGTAGACGGTCGTGTTGGCCGAGATGCCAGACGGGAAGGAGACGGAGTAGTAGTCGCCCCCCCTGCTCGTGAGCAGGATATCGTAGTCGGCAATGTCGGCGTCTACCCACGTCGCCCAATCGCCGGCCGTCACGTCCCACACCTTGGAGTCGCTCTGGCGGCGGATGATGGCGTAGGGCACGACGGTCGCGGATGACGAGTAGGAAATCTCGTTGGCCATTATCGGCCTCCCTGTACGATGCCAAACGTCTTTTCGGACCAACTGAGGATGTTGGCGATCTGCGCTGCCGTCCAGCCGGTGCCGCCGCCGCCGGTGACCCAGGCCACGTCGCCGCGATTGCGGATGGCCTCAAGGCTGTCCGTGCCAGTCAGAAAGCCTGCGCCCATCAGGCTGGAGAGCGTGGCGGGGAGCGTCGTGCCGGTATCGGTAAGCGTCGCCGCCGTGTCCGC